TAAGAGTACGTCTCAAGAGACGGCACCCTACCAGCGTAGACTGCACCAGGCGGCAGCAAGCCGTTGTTCATCCCAAGGCACTCAACCTTCACAGACAAGTTGTGGAGCCTGCCACGTGTCGAGAAGAACTGTGGGTCTGCACCAACAGGTGGCGCACCAACGACTGCAGACCGAAGAGACTTGATGTGCGCAAGCGTTGGAGAGTGCACTTGGTCAGCGGCGTAAAGGACCGCTAGGTAATCCGTCAAAGGCCCGAGGTAAGACTCGGGTGTGTTGTACTGTCGCGGTGCGACAACCAACACCTGGTCATGTGTGTGTGACGATTCGAACTCGATGATGCCTACTAAGTTGGTGACTGTGTAGGGCGCTGTCGTCTCGTCCACGGGCAAGTGACGGGGCACAAACGCGTTGAAGGCGTGTGCCAGCTGGTCGGCAGGTGACAAAGGGCGTGGCTTGGCCATTGGCTTCGCCCGCCGTGGCTGCGCAGGACTGGCTTTCTTTGCCTTGGCAGCCTTCTGCGCCGAGTTCTGGCGTTCGAACATCGCGCGAAGAGACGCGCGACGGTCCTTGGCTGCCTTGGCAACCTGAGCCTCTTGTTTCTTGGTCAAAGTCATCGAAGCAAGCACACTCACAAGTGTTGTTGTTCACTTCAAATAGTGGGGTGTTCGCCTGGGATGACAAAAACGATCCCGTGATAACAGGAAGGGCGTCTGCGGTGTGCAGAGCAACCGCAAATCACAAAAAGCAAAGCAATGTGCCTACCTCTAGGGTTGACACAAACGATGGGAAGACCTCCTCGAGGGTGGTCTGAAATGCGCTGCCTTGGCGCATTTGGTGGCTGGGGTGAGGGAAGGGGCGCCGTGGACGCACTCCTAGGGGTGGTACGTCCTCCCTCCCGGCAAAATGCCGAGCCTTGCCCTCATATAGCTGGCAGAATCGGACTACAAGAACTCTCTCAGGAGAGTCTCGTTGTAGCCGATGAAGTCCTTGTACCCTGGCACAAAGTTGTCAGCGATGTCGCGGAGCTCATCCACTGCTCCTGGGGTGTTTCTGAGGACGTGCAAGCAGCCTCCGAATCGCTCGGCATTCCTCTGCTCGTCATGGGCCCGATGGTACAACCCCCAGACCATCTTCTCAACCCGCTCGAATGCTGCTGTCTCTTTGGTGAGGCATATCCTGTGGCTGGTGAAGCTCACCTCACCCTTCCACTCCTCGATGTCACGAGATCGCACTCCCAGCTCCTCCAGCTCCTTGGGATTAAAGCTGGGGCTTGCCACAAGATCATCTCCTGCCGCCACATTCTTCGCGCTCCCGCCAAAGTGAGCCATGACGACACGAGCAAAGGTGTTCTGAGCCGAAGTACTGACTTGGCCAGAAGCAGTCACGCCGTCCTTCAAGACCTCGTAGACGTCCCCGTGGTTATTCACCACGTGCTTCGAGAGCAGCCATCCGAAAGTCTCGATGAGATCTGCCACC